TTGTTAATGATGTCTGTTATGGATGTAATGTTTAAATTTATTATATACATTTTTATATAATTTAATTTCTATTTTTTTATATTATTAAATTTTTATTGTTCTATTTTTAATAATACAATACTTTTTAATTATTTATAATACTTTTTAATTATTTATAATACTTTTTAATTATTTATATTAAATTTTCTATTACAATTTTCATCTTTAATAAAACATGGTTCTCCATCTAAACCTTTATATCCTTTATCACCATCTAATCCATCTTTACCAGGCTCTATTGATGTATAGTAATAGAATAGATAAATAAATATACATAAACTTAAATTTATTATTAATAAACAAATAAACCATAAATTACCAGCAATGCTTTTTTGTGATTTAGAAGCATTAGAATAATAGGAACTAATAACTGTATAAATTGTTTGCCAGAAGAAAGCAACTATTAGAAATATTAATGTCAAATAAAAAATATACATTTTTATTATTAATTTTATATAATTGTTATATTACTTTATATAATTATTATATAATATTTTAGTATATTTTTAAAAATTTATATAAAATATAAATATAATTTAAAAAGAATATTTATAATTATAAATAAATAATAAATAATAAATTATTTTATATAGTATAAGAGAGTATTCACTATAAAAAATATTAATATATATTAAATTTATAAACTATTATTTATTTAAAAATGTTAAATGATATTGATTTGACATCTGACACTATTTGTGAATATTTTTATACTAATTTATGTGGTTTATCTAAAATAGAAGATGGGTTTAAAATTTATATAACACCTGATAATATTATAATACCTGAAGAACCTTATATGTTTCAAGGGTTATGGAGATACTATAATAATATTAGTCGTAATGATGCTGTTTTAGTTATTGGTAAATTATTTGATAATATTGAACGTTATTATAATTCTCTTTATATTAAAACGTGTATTCTTAAAAATAAAGAAAAAAAAATTAATATGCCACCAAATGTAGTCAAAGAGTATGACATTATTATAGAAAAAATGAATGGTGCGTTATATGGTATTAATAATTTAAAACTAACTTATAAAAATGATGATAATACTATTAAAGAATTAGATACTATTATAGAAAATGCTAATAAAATGATTAAACATTTTACTGATATTTCTACTAATAAATATATTGAATAATTTTTATATTTTTTACTTTTTTATTTTTTATTTAATGTTTAATTTTATTATTATTTCTTATTTATTTAATGTTTAATTTTATTATTATTTCTTATTTATTTAATGTTTAATTTTATTATTATTTCTTATTTATTTAATGTTTAATTTTTTATTTTATTTTATTTATTAAAATATAAAGTGTATCCAGAGTAACTATATAAAAATACTATAATTTATATATAAAATACTATAATTTATATATAAAATACTATAATTTATATATAAAATACTATAATTTATATATAAAATACTATAATTTATATATAAAATACTATAATTTATATATAAAATAATAAGTGTATTCTAGAGCATACAATGACATCTGTAAATAATTTAAATATTTTTACGTTTATTAAAGATATTTATCAATCTTTAAAACATATTGATAAAACATCAACAGTATCAAATGATACATTAAATAAAAGAATTACAAAACTAGAAGAAAATCAACAGATATTAATAGATAAATGTACGACAATAGAAATACTATTAAATAAATTAGGAGAAAATAATACAACACAAAGTAATTTAGATAAAACTCTAGAATATGAATTATTAGAAAAAATGAAAACATTAAATCAAAATGAAATTAATAATGAAAAATTATCTTTAAAACCTGAAGAACTTACATTTGCTAATGTGATTGAAAATAATTATAATTTTACTGATATTAATGAGAGTATTGGTAATAATGAAAGCATAAGTAATAATCTTAGTTTTTTACCAATGGATAATAGTTTAAATAATTTAAATAATACTTTAAATACTCTAGATACTAATTTGGATAATAGTTTAAATCATTTAGATAATACTTTGAATACTCTGGATAATAGTTTAAATACAATAGAAAATAAAAATATAAAAAAAAATAATAATAATAATAATGATGAAACACTAGATAGTCTTTTATTTAGTAATTAAGATTGATTTTGACTTTCGGCATTTTTCTTTTCAAGTTTAGCACGAAGTCTATCACGTGTAGCATTTTGAGAGTTCATTTGGTTCATTTTATTTTTAACTTGAGGATTTTTCATCATTTTTTCAAGATTTTGTTGTCCTCCTGCAGCACTCATTGTTTGTTTGAGTAAATCGGCAGGATTTATATTACCACTTTTGACTTCATTTTGTAATTTACCTCCAAATTTACCAACAAGTTCCATTAATTTAGCAGGGTTATTTCCAGACATAAATTTACCTAACGCATCACCAATATTTTGAGGTTTTCCATCTTTTTCCATTTCAGAAAAGTCAAAGGTATTACCTATCTCAGAGGCGAGGTCAGAAAATAATGGATTGTTAAACATAGATGGTGGTTGATTGGGTTGAGTTGATGATTGTTCTTTTTTATCTTCAGTTGTAGTTTCTCCTTCAGTTGTAGTTGTAGTTTCTCCTTCGGTAGTTGTAGCAGTTTCATCATTACATTCAGTGTTTTCTGTATTATTTGGTTGAGGAGCCATTTGTTGTGCCATTTGGCTCATTGCTTCTGTAAATTGAGGATTACTAAACATATCTTTCATTCCATTTACAATATTTCCAATATCTCCTAAACCTTCACCTAAATTACCAAGACCACCTGCTAAACTACCAAGACCACCAAGGCTTGAAGCAATATCACCTAATCCAAATACACTTGGTGTTTCGTCAGCGTCATCTTTATCAGCACTGGCTAAGGTTTGTTCTACTTTAGCAGGAATATGAACATCACCATTAGACACTTTATTAAGCATTTCAACAATTTCTTTGTGGTTAGGCATAATTTTACGTCCAAGTATCATAAGTATTTGTAAATACTTCCAAATGGCGTTTCTGTTTTCAACAGTAGCATCAGTATGGTTCCAAATAGAATATAAATCAACACCTTCTATAAATATTTTACCTGATGTTTCAAATAGAGTTTCATCTTTAGTGGCAATTTGTGTTAAGAAATTATTAATCTTTGTATAATAACATTTCGCATAAATATCATTTTTATTATTTGGAGTTTCTAAAAGAGGACGGTAGTTGGAAAGAATAGGTTCTCTTGTTTCTGGAAAAGTATTTACAAGTTCATTAAGGTATTCCTTAAGATAATAATTGAAATAATCAAGATAAGTATAATCCATTTTAAAATAAATAAGTATTAATTAAATATTAAATAGTTATTAATTATTATTAAATTATAAATTTAATTTTAAGTTTAATTAAAAAAGAGAAAATAAAAGTTAAACTGATACGCATAAGTTTTTAAAAAAAACTTAACTAAAATAATTTTAAAAAAAACTTAACAAAATAAAAATTAAATATATATTATAATTAATAGTAAATTAAATAATAATATTGATAATGATAATGAATAAAAAAAAAAATACGAAGCAAAATAATACTAATACTAATACTAATACTAATACTAATACTAATACTAATAATAAATATAAATTAGAAATACTATTTAATAATGTTTTACAGAAATCATATCAATTACGTAAGGAAAATCCTAATACATTTGATGGTAAAACGTTCTGGCAGCCTATAAAAAAAAGACTTGAAATATTAGATAATCATAGTGCTTCAAAATGGAAAACATTATCTAAATCAAAAACAAAAAAAATTATGTTATTACCAGAATATACTATTAATGGATATGAAACTAAACAAATAAATGAAAAAAATCATTTTATGATTCAACAAGTAAGAATACCATTACAAGATAAACCAACAATAAAAAAAATAATACAAATCGCATTAAATATAGGTCAATATAAAGGAACAAATAAAACTAAAAATAGTAATAGTATGAAGTATAATAATATAAATCAATTCATTTATAAAAATGATATTATTAAATTATCAAATTATTTAACTGATGATATAATTAATGAAATTAATAAATATTTAAGTTTTTAGAAAAAAATTAATATGGAGAACTAAAATTTGGTGTATCAGGTGGTCCTTGTTTTTGCATATCATTACCTCTTGCTTTCATCATTTGGTCATAAGCCGTATTTGTTGTTCCTCCTGTTTTTTTACCACCAGAAGTAGCAGCACCTTGTTGACTTGTTCCTGTTCCAGTAGTAGCATCAAATCTTGTAAATTCTGGCATCTTATTTATATCTCTATCTTGAAGAAAAGAGTAGTTTTGGTTCATTAAATCATTTTTATCATCTTCTATAAAAGAATAGACTGCTCCTGCTAAACCATTACCCATTTCACTCATTTGAAAAGGTAAAATACTATCATCACCTGTGACGTCAGCCATTTTTACTTTATTATTATTTTCATTTTCTTGTGCTAATTCATTTTCAAACCATTGAAATAAATGAGAATCTGTTAATACTTGACGTTTAGCAGGTAAATACAATGTTGGAACTGCTTGAACAAAATTAGGTAATTGAACTTGAGGATTATCAATATTAACTAATTGAAAATTATTAACAATGGATGTTTTTTGTATTTGTAATAAAAGTCTTTTTGAATGTTGGCATTGATTACTATAAAAAAGATAATTTTTTTGCTGACCTTGAGACATTATAATTTATTTATCTAGTTTATTTGTTTGATTTATTTATTTTATTTATAATAATAAATTTATATTCTTCTTTATTATGTTAAAAAGAATGAAATATTAAAAATTATACACATTTAAATTTAAAATAATTAAAATAAAATAAAATAGATAAATACAAATTTATATATATATATATATATATTAATAGATAAAACAATATTAATAAAATTTAATTTATAGTTTAAAATGGCAAAATCAAAATCTTCAAAAAAATTAACGGTAAGTAATAATTATAATAATGAAGAAAATAACAATATTATTAGTACAATTGTTAATATTTTAATTATTTATTATCTTATTAATTTGGAACATAATTATTGTGATTGTATTCGTGATTGGCGTCATAATTATATAAAATATACTGCTATATTTTTAATATTAATAAATTTATTATTAAAAACTCATGAAACTAGTGGTATTTTAATTATTTTTCAAATAATTTATGTATATGCTTTTTATACATATATTAGAGATTTAGATAATACTAAATGTGAATGTGCTGTTGTTAAACAAGAAAAATTACATAAATTCTTAAATGTTTGGAGATATTTAATGGTTATTTTTCCAATTAGTTTATTATTCATAGGGGGTTTTTATATGATTTATTATATGAATAAAAAAAATAAAAATTTAGTATATAATAAAACTACTAAAAAGTATATATTAAAAAATTGATTTAAATAATAATTTATTTATTTTTCATATTTTTGTAATTAATTTTATATTTTTGTAATTAATTTCATATTTTATAATTAATTTCATAGTTTAGAATTAATTACATATTTTATAATTAATTTAATATTTTTATAATTTAAAATTAGTATCTATTAATAATAGTAATACTATAAATAAAAAGTTTTAAAAATGAGTAAAACAGACCATATTACAAATATTCGTTATCCTTATGCTAAAACGTGGGATAAACAAAACTTTTATGTTGAATTTGAAGTTGGAAATATTCAAACATCTATGGCAAATGGGATTAGGCGAACAATTATTTCAGATATTAAAACAGTTGGGTTTCGAACTGAACCTTATGAAGCAAGTCAAGTTAATATAATTGCGAATGATACACCTTTACATAATCAATTTGTCCTTCATCGTATATCTTTAATACCTATACATATTGCTAAACCAGATAAATTTGAGGTTGATGATTATTTATTTATTATTGACGTTGTAAATGATACAAATTCTATTATTGATATTACAACTAAAGATTTTAAGATAAAGCGTATTTCAACAAATAAATTTTTACCAGAAGAAGAAGTTAAGAAATTCTTTCCTCCTGACCCAATTACGGGTGATTATATATTAATTGATAGATTGCGTCCAAAATATTTTGTGCCATCTAAAACATTATCTCAAGAGGTAGTTGATGAAATGGGTAAAGTATTTACTAAAAAAGTAGATGATGTAATGAAATTTCATATTGAAGGTAAGGCGTGTATTAGTAATAGCACAGAAAACGGGCACTTTTGTCCTACATCTTGTGCTGCTTATATAAATACAGTTGATAAT